TTAAGTCAGCAGTGTTATTGCAAACGGCAATGATTTATGAAAATAGAGACCCTAAAGAAGTTGCTCAAGTGCAAGGTTTGCAAATGCCAAACGTCATTAAGTGGCTATTAGACCCATATCGCCTAGGCATGGGAGTTTAAAAAATGGATGCCTCACAATTGCGCAACAGAATTAAAATAATGAGTCCGACAAAGACGCAGGACGAATACGGGCAAGCCACTATTGTGTGGGTGTTGTTGGCCGAATTGTGGGCAAATGTAATGGCTGTAAGAGGTAGAGAATTTTTTGCAGCCGCTCAAATTAATCAAGAAACAACTGTTAAGTTTACTATTCGCTATCGTTCCGACATAACAACTTTAAATAGGATTGAATACGATGGTAAAGGCTACGATATAACCGGAGTTATACCATTGGCAGGCCGAAAAGAATGGTTAGAATTGATGGCTATTGAGGGTATCAAAGATGGCCGATAATGTAGAGTTGAAGGGCTTAGATGGCCTTGAAAATGCGCTCAAGTCATTAGAAAAAAAGATGCGCACAAAAGAAGTGTTTACAATGATCTCAAAAGGTGCAGAAGTTGTAAAAGCAGAAATTAAAAGAAACACGCCAGTTATGCGAGGCGGGGCCAAAAAAAATAAAACAAAAACAAGGACAGCTGGACTGGTTAAAAGAAGGGTTTTAATTAGGAAATCAAGCGTTGACAGAAGGCAGGGCAATATAGGTGTTTTTGTCAATGTAAAACCAACAAAAAAAGAAAACAGAGGCGCGCAATCAAGACTAGACCCTTTTTATTGGAGTTTTATAAACCAAGGTTGGACGCCAGGTAATCGCAAAAAGACAACAAGCAAGAAAAAAGTCAGGACAGTTAAAAAGCCAACTTATTCAATACGAGGTAAAAAATTTATACAGTCAGGTGCGCCTAAACTGTCAGAATCTTTGCAAATTATTGAAAGATTATTTATGATTTTCATTGAAAGCAAAAATCGTGCAAGCTGAAATTATTTTAAGAAATTTATTAACTGCAAGCAGTGCATTAACTGCTATTGTTGGTAGTCGCATTGTTTCGGATAGAGCAGAACAAGAGTGGCAAAAGCCATTTATCATGTTTGCAAGAAACGGCACGGAGTACACCAAAGATTTAGACAATAATATTTTGATGCGTGAGGCTAAAATTGAAGTTCAAATTTGGGCTGATACGAGAGCAGAGTCAGCAAATATTGCTCAAATTATTGAGGGTATTTTGTCAGGCGATATACATGAAGTTTCTGATAGAAATGACTTGTATAATGAGGAACTAGACGAACACGGCACGGGCGTTATCGTTAGTATTTTTGAGTTTTAATTTTTAAATGGAGTTATAAAATGGCTTTATCTTTACCTACCGGAACGAAAGTTTCTATCGGCTCAGCAGTGGGCACTTCCTATGCTTTTACGGCTGCAACAAATGCAACTGAAACAGTTTTAACAGTTGCAGCGGGTCACGGCTTAGTTGTTGGTGATTATATTGTTGTGCGTTCAAGCTGGTCATTGCTTGATTATCGTATTGCACGAGTTAAAACAGTGGTTACCAATTCAGTGACGCTTGAGGGCATCAATACAGTTTCTACTGATCAATACCCCATAGGCGGTGGCGTTGGCACAGTTGCAAAAGTTTCAACATGGACAGAGATTACACAGATCAAAAAAGACGGTGGTTTAGCCGTATCCGGTGGTGAGCCAAAATATGCGCCAAGTTCTACTTTGGACGATCCAGATGACAAACAAATTCCAGACGGTCGCAGTGTGACAACGTTTGCAATGACAGCGTTTGATGATCCATCACTTGCATGGTACCCAATTGTCGATGCTATTGCAGACGCTAACACAGTTTCACCTTTGCGCATTGTTTTTGCAAATGGCTCAAGAGTTTTTGTTAACGGCTACTGGTCAATGGCTAAAACTCCTGTCATTGCAGCCGGTCAAGTGAATACTTTGGCGTTGAATTTTAGCGCAACTTGTAGATCTACACGTTACGCTACCTAATCATGGATATTAATGATTTAAAGCGAAAAATAAAAGCTCAGCGACTCATTAATACACAAGTTGATAATGTGGTGGTTGAGCTGGTTTTACCGAGTGATTTTGATTCACAAATTTTAGCCGTTAAAGCAGGCCTAGGCGATAAAAAGCCAGAAGCTATGCTACTGTTTAAACGTTCGTTATTAGAGTCGTCTATCACTGGATGGACGGGTTTAACAATAGGTTATTTAACAGGTCAAAATGATGGTGATTCAGTCGATTTTCACAAAGATTTAATTGTGGAATTTTTGGACGCTAATCACAAAAATGCTGAAACTCTATCGGATTTTTTGCTTAAAAAACTTTTTGAAAAAAAAGAGTTGGCGAATGACGCAAAAAAAAACTAATTGAATTAAAAGAATATCGTAAAGAAGGCAACAATGAAGCGGCTAAAGAGTTTGGACTTGTTGGCAATGCGCCAGAGCTTTGCGAATTATCTAGCAAGGCTTTGCATTGTTTTAATTGGTGCGGTGGCTTTAAGCCTGCTATGTGGCCTATATACGATACTCTTTATTGCGTTGATGATTGGCCGTTGCTTGAAGTCGTTATGCAGGAATTAACAAGGGAATAATATGGCAATTGCACAGCTAACGGTTGACATTACGGCCAAGATGGCCTCATTTGAAAATGAGATTAAAAGATCAACAAGAGTCGCAAAAGATCAAGCTGATTCAATCTCAAATTCATTTGGAAAAATTGGTGGCTCATTAAAAGGCATTGTTAGCGCTTATGCAGGTCTTGAGGGTATTAAGTTTTTATCAAGCCTAGTCAATGATACGGCCAACTATGCAAAAGAAGTTAAAAACCTTTCGTCGTTAGCCGGTGTTTCAACTGATACATTTCAGAAATTGGCCTACGGTGCAAAATCGGTAGGCATTGAGCAGGATAAATTAGGCGATATTTTAAAAGATGTAAACGATAAATTCGGTGATTTTTTTAGTACAGGCGGAGGCGAGTTAAAAGATTTTTTTGATGTCATTGCGCCAAAAGTAGGCGTTACGGCTGATAGTTTCAGGCGATTAAGTGGGCCGGAGGCTTTGCAGCTTTACGTTTCTAGCTTAGAAAAAGCAGGCGTGAATCAAAAGCAAATGACGTTTTATATGGAAGCGTTAGCCAATGATTCTACGGCACTTGTGCCATTGTTAAGAAACAATGGCGAAGCAATGAAAGAGATGGGTGAAAAGGCCAAAGAAGCGGGCGTAATCATGAGTGATAAAGCACTCAATGACTCAAAAAAATACAGCGATGAATTAAAAAAATTAGAAGATCAAGCAAGCGAAACAGGTCGAAGCATTGCACTATTTTTAATGCCAGCACTAACAAAAATGTTAGAAACTTTGAATGGCATTAGCAGAGCAAAAGCAGGTGGCTCAGCGGGTACAAAGCAAGCAATGGAAGACCTCATGAGTGCTGACCCTTTTTTGTTGGCACAAGGTGGAGTGGGTTTTGACCCCAATAAGCCATTGCCAAAATATAAAGCAAACTACCAAACAAATTCATTAGCTGGTGGTGGCCGTGGTTTTGTCAATCCATCTCAGGATTCGGCAGGCGTAATTGAAACGGCCGCAGACATTGCCAAAGCACAAAAAGCAGAAGAAGATAGAATTAAAAAATTAGCGGGCGAAAGAAGTCGGTTTGCGTCAAAAGCGCAAAGCGAAGCTGAAAGAGCCAAGCGGGACGCAGAGCAACAACAAAAAGCGGTCGAGGATTACATTAAGTCACTTGACCAGCAAAATTCAAAATTCAAAGAGCAGTCAACCGAACAAAAAGCGTTAGCAGAAATTGAAAGCGGTCGATTCGGTAAAATATTGCCGTCGCAAAAAGAAAGAATTATTAACTCAGCGCAAATTGTGGACGCTGACAAAAAAGAATTGGATTTTCAGCAGGCGCTAGAAGACGCAGAGGAAAGACGAAAAAAATTGCAAGAAGACATGATGGAGCAAGGCAAAAGCCTTTATGCGGCAATGCTAACGCCTGCGGAAATTTATGCTAATCAAATTATTAACATCAATAAATTGCATCAAGCGGGGGCCGTAAGCTTGGAAACATTGCAACGAGCCTCAGCAAATTATTTTGATAATTACATTAAAAACTCAAAAGATCAAGGCGAAAAAATAAAAGAAAATACTGATCTTTCTAACACTTTCGGAAATGCAATTAATAATACATTCATGAATGCAATAACCAATGGTGGGAGCTTTAGACGGCAACTTGAAGCAATGGGGAAGCAAATTGCAGCTTTAATTATCCAACAACAAATTATTGCGCCAATCGCCAAAGCTGCAGGCGGGTGGTTGGCTGGTTTATTTAGCTTTGATGGCGGTGGCTATACGGGCACCGGCACAAGGTCGGGCGGTGTAGATGGCAAGGGCGGTTTTTATGCGGTGTTGCATCCAGATGAAACGGTTGTCGATCACACAAAAGGCCAGCAAATTGTTTATAACAATGGCAAGGCAATAGTTATTAATCAAGCCAACAAAGAGACAAAAGAAAAAGAAACAAGATGGTTTGAGAGCTTGTTAAAATTTGATGGCGGTGGTTATACAGGCACTGGGGCACGTTCGGGCGGTGTGGACGGTAAAGGCGGTTTTTATGCTGTATTGCATCCTAACGAAACAGTGTTAGATCACACAAAAGGTCAGCAAGTTTCAAGCGGTGGGCGCAATGTCGTAATTAATCAAACTTATAATTTTTCAGGTGCAAACGACAGGGGTCAGGTTTTAGATGCCGCAATGTTGGGGGCTGCTATGGCTAGACAGCAATTAATTGACGACAGAAAAAGAGGTAGGATGTAATGGCTGACTATAATTTTCCGGCTGAAAGAATTTTTATTCCTCGCTCTATTATTTGGGGTTTTAGGGATAATGCACGAGTTTTTGAAAGTCAATTGTCGGGCGCAATTCAAACTACTTCATTACCTGGTGCAAGGTGGGCCTGTAGTCTAATTTACGATAATCATTTGCCTGCTGATAGAGCAGAAATTGAGGGCTTTTTTTCGCTGATTAGACGGCAGCATAAAATAGTTATGCCAAGGTTAGACCGAAAAAAACCACTAGGCACAATCAATGCAACAGGCGTTTTATTAAGTTCAGCGTTGGCGCAATTTGGTTCGACAGTCGTGCTAAAAAATTGTGGCGCAAGTAAAACATTATTGGCCGGTTCAATGTTGGGCATTGGCTCACAATTATTCATGACTGCTTTTGATGCGACATCAAGTGCAGGCGGGGTTATGACTGTGACTGTAGCAATACCATCAAGGGCAACTTATCCAATTGATACAGCGGTGGTGCTTAATGCGCCTACAGCTAAGTGGCTTTATAATTCTAATGCAGGTGATTTTGCAAGAGCTGGTCAAGTGGCGACACCCTTAACAATTGATTTAATCGAGGTATTTTGATGGCCGTTAGACCTACCATTTCAGCATCGTTTGTAAATTCAATATCCGGTGAATTTGTGAGCTGGTTTTGGCTTGTGAAAATGGAGTTAACAAGCGGCAATTTATTTTTAACCAGTCTTGATTTTGATATTATTATTGGCGCTGATACTTACACGGGTACAAGGGGACTGGGAACAATTGCACCCATAGAAGAGTCAAGCGACGGAGTAAACGGCCTTACATTAACGTTAGCAGGCATCACACAGGCGCATATTGCGGGAGTATTGAGCGAAAACATTCAAGGCAAAAAAATTACTATTCAAATGGCCGTATTAAATCAATCGACAGAGCCGCCAACAATTGCAATTGATTCTAATGTGTGGCAGGGTTTGCTAGATTCACAAAGTTTTAATGAGGCTCAAGGCATTGTTTCCGTAACTGCTGAAAATCGTTTAATTGAATGGGACAAGCCTAGGCTTTTAAGATTTTCAGATCAAGATTTAAAGCGTGTAAGGCCAGACGACAATTTTTTCAAATACGCTGACACAATGGCAAATAAAGAAATTATTGTTTTTAGCAAGGCTCAAGTTAAAGCAACAATGAAATACGAATGATGAAACGTTTAGATAATTGGCCGGCACTACTAGCAAAATATTTTGCAGAAAAAAAAGATAAGCCTTTTATTTGGGGTGTAAATGATTGTTGTCGATTTGCAGACGGTGCGGTAATTGCAATTACCGGCCAGTCGATGATGAAATCATTTAACTACACAAACGAAAAAGAGGCTTTGCGACTGCTTAAAACAAGCTTAGAGGCGCTAACAAGTGCAGAGCTAGGGCAAAGTATCAGGCCAGCGTTTGCACAGCGTGGTGACGTTGTAATGATACAGCGCAGTGAAATGCCGTCGCTTGCAATTTGCGACGGCTCAATATGGCACGGTGCAGGTTTAACAAAAATGGAAACAGGTCAAATGCTAGAGGCAATTTGCGCATGGAAAGTAGGTAAATAATGGCTTTTGTTGTACCAGTTGTTGCTTCGGCATTTGCTATATCGACGGCAGCAGCTACGGCAGCCGTTGCAGTTGTTGGCGTTAGCGTTAGTGTTGGTGCATCGGTTTATGCGAGTAGAAAAGCAGAAAAAAAAGCAACGGCTGCGGCTAACGCAGCGGCCAAAGCTTTGGCAGATGCAAAGGCTGCAATACCAGATCAGAGTGGTTATTCTATGCAGTCGAGCAATCCTGCTAGCGATATTAGAAATACAATTCGTTCGGGCGTTTATCCACAAAATACAATTTACGGCAAAACGCTAGTAGGCGGTGTTATTCCGTGGTGGTGGATTAGTGGCAATAGAAAACAGTTTCATCATTTTGCACAGGTGCTAGCAGGTCATGAAATTGAGGGGGTAGAATCTTTTTACATTGGCTCACAAAAAGTTAGCGTTGATTCAGACGGTTTTGTAACAACTGCAAAATACACAAGAAGCGGTAAAAAATTAATTAGATTTACTGTTTTTAAAGGTGATCAAACGGCACTACCTGCAGAACTAATAACGGCATCAAATAAAAAATTAGTGGCGGGTGATTGTGCAACGGGTATCGCATGGGTTTACGTAAGATGGGAGGCTGACTATGATGTGTTTTCACAGGTCGGTATTCCAGAGTTTCGCTTTGTTGTTAAAGGCAAAAAACTATATGACCCAAGGACAACATTAACAACATACTCAGACAATCCAGCTTTAGCAATTAGGGATTATTTAACAAGCAATTTGGGTCTTAGGTGTTTAACATCCGAAGTAAACGATAATGACATAATTGCGTCAGCTAATATTTGCGATGAGTTGGTAACAACACCATCAGGCGACACTCAAAAACGCTACACAATTAACGGTGCATTATCTTGTGAAAACGGGTTAAGAGATAATTTGAATCTTGCAACTTTCGCAAT